CTTTTTAGGTCTAGGTACTCTTGGTTTTCGCTTACCACTAACAGCTTTTTTCTTAGTACTAATTGTATCGCTCTCTTGTGCTATTAACAAAATCTTCTAGGTCTTTGACTGTAATAGATTCTATATCTTTTCCTAGGTTGTAAAGTTTCTTGATACATTTCCTTGCCCATTTAAGAGTGTAAAAGCTTAGTCGTATTTGACCATAGGCATAGAAATGTTTTGCACTAGGTAGTAACTGTTTTATATTTTTAATAGAAACCTTTTCTTGTTCTTCTTCAGGTACTTGAGTCTTTACCCATTCTATTAAAATATTTTCAGAGTGTCTGTTTATTCTTTTCATTATCTTAGTATTCATGTTAGTTCTAATACCTTGGGTTGTGATGCTACTCTGGTGAAATACTTCAAGCCATGAGCGTACTTAAACACTCTTAGACCATGACCGTTATTAGCATCAGACCAGCATTCGTTTTTGAATGAGCAGTATACACAGGAGGGAGGTAAAATTTCATTACCTTTTTTACCTTCAGGTATAGGAGTATAACATTTCTCTGGAGGTGTGTCAAGATCTAAAGCTTGTTTTAAGTTATTTATTTTATTAACTGGATTAGGTTTTGATAATTTACCAGGTCTAAATAAAGCAAGTTCACCTGACTCTTTATTGATAGCTAAGAAGCCACCATCAGAGGTACCTTCAGCCGCTTCATAACCTGCAAGCTGTGCCATGTATCCGAAGGTATCGTTCTGAGCTAGAGTCCCTTCAGAGAACTTCTTGAACGCAAAGTTAGATGCAGTTTTTATATCAATAACTTCACCATTTATTTTACAGTCCATATGCCCCTTGATACCGTCAACCTCTACTTCTTTCTGCTCATCAGTTACTTTATGTCCTGAAGCTTTTACTAGTAAGAGTAGTAGCTCCTCTAGTAGATGACCATAAAGAAATTTTATTCTGGTTATCGCATTAAGTTTAACAGTATCTTCTTGCCTAGCTTCGTACCACAACTGCCTAGCAGGTCTACCAATATTACTTATACGTAATCCTTTACGTTGTTTCTTAGGCTGTGACCATTGAAGAACTGCATCCTGTAGATTACTTGCGAAGTCTTCTATAAGATTAGGATCTATCTCCTCTTCTCTTTCAATGAAGGCGTAAATATCCTCTACCAAATAATCTAAGTCTTTCATTTTCTATGCTCCACAAATCTGCATTTTCTAGTTTCAGAATTATAGTGTAGGTACTGTACTCCTAGTTTCTTTTGAGTCATTGTCTTAGAAGATAGTCTCCCATCTTTATAAGACTTAACATCAATTAAAATAATTTCACCGTTAGGTTTCATAGCAACAATATCTACAGGCCCTGTGCAGCCTGAGTTCTTAAAGACATGATAGCCCTTGTCCCATAACCAAGTTATTGCGTAGTGTTCTGCCATGTCACCAACTCTATTAGGTTCATGTTTAGGTTTCATACAAGCTCCCTATTTAAATAATCTATTGCTTTTTTCAGTGTCTCTGGGTTGTCTTTAAAACATCCTAAAGCTCTATTACATAGATGACATAGCCACCCTCTAAACTTTTCAGTTTTGTGGCAATGATCCAAAGCCCAATACCCTGCTCGTTCTCCTCCTGCTTTAGTTAAAGTTTCAACAGTTCCCCCACAAAGAGGACAAGAGTAATCTTCTGAAGGCATTCCATGTTTATTCCTTAATTCATTTCTGATTTTATTAAGATAATTTTCACATGCTCTACAGTTTTCTCTTCTGAATATTTGTTGCCCACTTTTCCAAGGAAAATGTTCAAGAGGTTTTAAAATATTACATTTAGGACACACCTTAGACTTTTTATTTACTTCTACATGTATGTTTTCAAACAGTTCAAATTGTTCAGTGTGTCTCTGCCCAATTACTTCCGACATTATATTCTCCATCAAGAGGACAATTCAAATTAAAGTATTCACCAGCTTCTCTAATAGCTTTAACACCTAGCATACCTACTTCATCAGCTAGGCTACTCTCCACTTCTACCTGCCATTCATCGTGTACATTACAGACAAAGTGTGCGTCCATGTCTTTGATGTACTCATTGAATATCACAAGAGCTTTCTTCATAACGATAGCCCCTGCTCCCTGTAGTAAAGTGTTAAGCGCAGAATGTTCAGACCTAACAAAGAGTTTCCTACCGTCTAACCCTTTGAGGTAGCCTCTTGAAGCTGCTCTTGATACTTTGTTTTTAAGATCTGTAAATGATGGTAGATTATCGAAGAATGATTTTCTAAGTCTACTACCAACTTCTCTACCGCCTCCAGAAACAGTTCCAAGCTTTTCATCTCCTGCTCCGTATAAGAGGGCATAGATGAAAGTCTTAGCCTGAGATCTTGATTCAAGTCCTGCAAGCTTTTGATTAGTTGTGTGAATGTCACCGTTGATGATTTCATTTGTATACTCCTTGTCTTCCATATAATG